CAAAAAAACCGCAAGCCTGAGCCTGCGGTGAAAGAACAATTTAGAAAGTTTCCTTTCTATTTATTTAACTGTAATCAAGCCATTTGGCTCTACTGTGAACTCTGGCTTGTCTGCCATTGTTCCATCTGGTTTAATGTAATACCAGCCTGTTCCGTCCGCTGACTGGATAAAGGCGTTAGATACCATAGCGCCTTCTTTCCCGTCTAGGTAGTACCATGTGTCCTTGTACTTGACCCAGCCTGTCTTCATGGCCCCTTCTACGTCGAAATAGTACCACTTCTCAGCAATCTTCTTCCAACCTGTCGCCATTGCGCCTGATTGGTCAAACCAGTACCAAGTGCCGTCTGTGTGCTTCTTCCAACGGTCTGCAAGCATGTATCCTGAGCCGTCAAAGTAGTACCAAGTGCCGTTGACCTTCTCAAACTTGTCTTTTGGATAAGAACCGTCTGAGTGTACATACCAGTAGCCAGTATCGTTTTTCTTCCAGCCTGCTTCAGAGCCTAACCCGTTCTCAATGTCTCGCTTAAACTGCTCACGGCTGATTCCCCATTTGGCAAGATATGGATAAGGGTCAACGTGGTCTGAATGGTTGTCGGGTTGGTTATTCGTACAGTATTCATGCGTTTTGATACCTGCTAGGTCGTCTGTATCAAGTGTCTTCGGCAAGCCTGCTTCGTCTGCTAGGTTTCGAAGCAATTCGATATAGAGCCGATAGTCTGTCGTGAACTCTTCTTCAGTTGAATGGCTTTCAATCAGTTCAACCGCTGCATAAGTCTCCGCATTCCAACCGCCACCAACATCCCACGATCCGTTGTTTACAGGTCCTACTTGCATAACTCGACCATTTCCGACCACATGAGAAAAGAACCCTAGTTCAGGGTCCTTTCTCCAATGATAGTCAGCTTCATTTTGTACGGTTGAATTGCGGTTTCCAGTTGAGTGGGCATGTACTTGACGGTATGGCGCATAGCCAACTTGAGGCAAGTCTGTGCGTAGTCTACTTGTATCGATATCCATATTACTCCTCACTTGGTTTCTTGTATTCTAGTGCTCGTGTGCTGTCTGTGATTCCGCTTGTTGTTGGGTCATTGACCAAACCGATAGCAGTCAAAAACACGAAGACCGCATTGACAAGCAGAATTAGCTTATTGCCGATATCACCTAAATCCAGATGATACCCAAAGACTGCTGCACCAGCTTGCAAGACAAGCAAGAAGGCTGGGATTGCAGTCAGCCAAAAGTATTTATTTTCTAGTCGTAGTTTCCAGTTAATCATATATTTTTCCTTTCTATTATGGCAATGTTGATGGCCAAGGTTCGTCTGTTAGGTATGAGATGGCACTTACGCGAATATCTCCGATGTCTCGGTCGGTTGGTACTGGGTTTAAGAATTGGAATCTTAACTGATTTTGGTCTTCATATCCTCCTAGGTACCACGTCCCATAAACAATTCCATTATCGTTATATATATTACCAATTAATGATGATGGTGTTCTAAATCCTAAAGGTATGCCACCTCTCGAAATGATAAAACAATTTCTTTCTCTGTCTGATTCTTGAGAAAGATAGCCTTGACCACCACGCCTTACAATACCAAACCAACCCCATGAAAGCCCTCCAAACTGGTATGTCACTAGGTTGTTAACCCGTCTTATCTTTACGAATGAGCCTCCTAATTTTGAAAATGAGTTAAGTGTTCTCCAACCAGTATCACCAATCAGAACACGCCAGCCTGTGTTACCACTTCCACTTTCTTTAATCCATTTAAGAGCACCGTTAGTAGCATTGACATCCACATAGGTTGTTCCGATTTCGGCAGTGATACGGCCTTCTGGTGAGCCTATACCACGGATTTCATGTCCTACGTTATCTGGTAGTGGTAGAGTGACATTATTACCCCCGACAATTCCGAGGGTATTTCCTGTCAAGGTCAGCCTTGGTTCAGGCTTTTGGTTCAGAGATTTAACATCCCGACCAACCGCTTGAGCAAATTCTTCTAAATTGCTCATAACAATCACGCTTTCGCTGCGTTATAGGTTGCGACCAGGTCAAGGTTGGCGAACTCATCAATACGACGGCCAAGGTCGGCTAGTTTTTGCACAACTGCGCCTTCAGTATCGCCGCTCATTGCAGCAATCTTCTCAGCGATTTCTTTGAGTGTATTGAGGTTTTCAGGGACACCCTCGCCCAAAATATCGTTCTTAACTGCTGTTTTAGCCAGCTCAATAGCCTCCAGTAACATAACGTGGTCAATCTTTGTATCGATTAACTGCCTCATTATCTTGTTATCCGCTCCTAATGCTTGAGCGAATGCGATCCATTTACTTGTATCCATAATTTTTTACACCTTTCCAAGATTATAGTATGTGAGCAAGTCTGGGATTTCCTGACATGCTCCACCTTCGCTTGCAGGTCTTTTTGCAAGCTGTTTTTTTACTTCTTTTTCGATGTCTAACTCCTTCAAAGTGTAGACATCTTCCGTAACCAATTCTTTATCTGAGTCTTCAATTTCAATATAAGTATCTCTATCGCTTGGGAAGATATACCTTCCGACCGAGATTTCTACTCGGTATTTTCCGCTTGGTAGAATACTGTCTAAATTGAAATTGACAGAATGGCTAGTGACGGGAGCAGTTGTCTTCCATCTTCGTTGTCCCTTTGTCAGAGTGACAACCGCATCTTGACCTTCAAACAAGGTCATGACACGGTAATTCTCGTCTAACAACTCAAACCCAAAGGTAGAAGACAAATCCCCTTGCTTAATAAGGTCGCCACCATCAATCCGAGCCAAATTGGTTGTATTAACTCTGTGGTTGTTACAACCCATTCTATGCCCCTCTCTAATCATCTATTAAGATGCCTTCTTCGATATCCAATTTTTCAAAATCGCTGAATAAACGTTCTATGTAGCCATTGCCTCCTAGAGTTTTGTAGCTTTTATGCATGCTTTCTACTAGGGAGAATTCATCTCTAGAGGTATACCCTCTATTAATAGCTCGTCGCATATCACGGTCAAGGCGCAACTTCATGGTATTTAGATGCGCCTCATCGTGAATTTTTAATTTTGCTTGCACTTCGTCAATTTTGGAATTGCTATCTTTAGCGGTAGTCTGGACATCTTTAATCTGTTTCTTAACATCGGTTAGTTCCGAGACAATTTTATCTGTTTCTTCTTTGGCTTTTTTCGGTAACCGATAGCTTATCCAAGCAATTATTGTTGGAGTTAGCACTGGCATTACGCTAGTGAAAAAGTGTTCTATTTTCTCAAAGACATCCATAAACACCTCGCTAGTTAGCCAAGTGGCTCAAGCCAAGGCGTTCCAACTCTTTGCGTACACGATCTCTGAAACGTTTATTGACGAACGAAAAGTCAATCGCTCCACGCTTCAATAGATTAATGTACATATCGATTTTTGCTTGGTCTAATGTAATTTTACTCATTGTTGCTACCTCCATTGTTTTCACTAGTGCTCGCTTCGCTTGTCGGTGTAGGAATTTCATGTTCTGTCTCGCTTTCTGTTGGTTGTTCTACTGCTGGTGCAGGTTGGATAGGTGCTTCTGCTACTGGTTGCTCAGTAGTTGGTTGCGCTGGAGCTGGAGCAGGTTCAGATACGACCACGTTTGGAACTCCATTTGTGGCTACTTCTGTAGCTGGTTGGGGTTCTGGTTGAACTGGTAGGGTTACTGGAGCAGGTTCAGTAGGGTGTGTTTCTGTTTCAGCAACGTGAGGTGCTTCCTCATGTCCCTCTGCTTCGTCCTCATGCTCATGATCAATACCGTTGTGTTTCTCAAGCACTTCCAAGCGTGCAAAGATTTCCTCAATATCGTCAGTATTATGCAAGCTGACCTTCTGCATGCCTTCCATGAGCTGATTTGCTTGTTCAAGTGCTGCAGTCGTTTTAGCCAATTGTTCTTGGTTTTTGACAATGGCGCTTGTTGGGTCAAGTTCAGTTCGCAGAATCTCTTTGACTGCTTCAATGAGTGTTTCATCCGTGTCACCCAAGCGGTCACCCTCCAACTCACGAGTGAAAAAAGTTAACGGCTTGTCACATTGAATAGAGACTTCCGTCTTGCCAACTCTAAAAAATTTATTTACTAATACAAATTCCATGTTTTATACTTCCTTCTTTTTATAAATTGTACCTGATAATACAAATCGATTTAAACGATTAGGATTCAGATGTTGCATATCATTTGAATTTTTTAAGTTTATATAAAATGATTTAACTGGATTTTCGATATCTCTTAAACCACTAAAAACAGAAAGCTCCCTATTACTAGGTTCAGTTACAGTGAATTGAATTTTTCTATTTTCATTTGTTGCTTGAAATTCTACATTTTTTGATAAAATTAAATTCCAAAATTTATCATTATCATATCCTGTTACACTTGGAATGCCACACAATAATCGATTATTTGAATCGTTAGGTACAGAAACATAAAAAAATATTCTTCCAAAAACCTGAAAAATATTTTTACTCCAAATTAGCCGATCACCAACATATCGCTTTACAATCTCATGCCCTTCGACATAGATTCCTTCTCTTGTAGCCATAGCATCACCTACTCATAAACATCATAGATTGTGTTCGGGTCTTTTGTACTAATTGCATTATATTGTGCTTTAGACCCATACCAATACTTCATTTGCTGATTTCCGTTCTGGTTAATCAGCTTGTTTGCGACAACTTCGGACGGTGTACTTGGAATCCCAAGAGCTGACCTGTTTACTCGTAAAACACCCGAGCTATCGACTGTAATCGTTGAGTTGTCAGGTCGCACCACACCAGCCTGCCCACTCGTTGCAGTCTTAGCTTTCAACACACCATTTGACACCTCTGTTGTCTGATTATCCGGCCTGACAATTCCGTTCGAGCTCGACGTAGCTACTGATACATTGCTACTTATTCCATCCTTTAATGTCTGCACAGACACTTTTTTCAACCCATGGCCATCATGAATCATGATGTTATCCCAGTTGTTGACCTGATATATTTGTGGCAAGTCAGTTACTTTTCGTGTCTGTGTACTAATTACTGCCATATTGTACCTCCATTCTATATTTCCAATCTGCAACAATTACATGACCGTTTTCATCAGCAAGTAAGGTATGTTCTGTACCGTCTTCCGTACGAATTGGTGCAGTAAAGTCATTCTGTAAGAGCATGTACTCGATAGCATTTAGTCTATCTTCGTTCTCCTGGAACTCACGCTTTAAAGCCTCTACTGACTCATAACTTGCTTGTCTGATGTTATCTACGTTACCCAGACCTACCTGCGCCTTTGTAACGCTATGTGGATTGTTGCGATTAGTTGCGTGAGCAGTAAACTCCTGCTTACTTGCTTGCTCAACATTCGTGACATTTCCTAGCCCCACTTGTTGCTTAGTGACACTGTGTGGGTTATTTTGGTTGTTGATGTGAGCAGTAAGGTCTGATTGATTCGCTTTGTTTGTTGTTTGGTTGCCGATAATCGCTTCAAGACCATCGATATCAGATACCCTATGACGATGGGTTGCGTCGGCTTTATTTTCCCATCGTTGCGCATCTTCAGCGCCGATAATATCTCTTGACCTCCAGATTTTAGCCATCTGTTAGCACCTCCAGTCTATATTTGAATCGTGTCGTTGTTTCAATCGGAACGTATACATCAATGACAGATTGAGGTATGTTTGAACTGTCTAGCAACTCAATCTTATTGATTTCTCTGATTGAGTCTGGTATCAAGAAATCAATAAGGACAAAATGTTGCTCTCGTTGCTTCTGTATCGTCACAATCTGATTGTCATTCAACCTTGCTTTATTGATTTTAGCTAGTACGGTTTCTGTAACTGTATTTAGTAACGTTTCTTTAATCATTGAATAAAACCTCCTCTTGTGGCCCTTCATATTCAAAAGGTGTCACTCCTACAACTGCATAACCTGCTCTAGCAAAGTCTACTGATGTCTTGAATAACCGTTCTTTCAGCTTGACTCGTTCTGTTACTGTCGGGATATGTGTATAGCCCATATTTGCTGGTTTGATTGCATTGACAAAAATGACTGATTCTCTAAAAAGTCCGCTTGTTTCAGCTCCAGACTCAATCAGTAAGACCTGATTAGCGAAATCTACTGAAGCCTTGTACTTTCCTTTTCCGAAAAGGTCGTCTAATTTGCGAATTAAAAACCACCATGAAAATGGTGGCCTCATATTGATCCGCAACAAAACACGCTCTCTTCTCCACTCCAACGTATCGTCAGCGTGAGCAACAATACCGTATACTTCCTCAAACTTCGTTAAGGTAGGAACGTCGCAGAGCATAATAAACTGATTCTTGATGAACTGCTCTAACGAGACAGTCCCGTCTTTAAATAGAGCATTTTCAACCCGAACCAGTTCTTTCATATCTTTGACGCCCTCGTAGTAATCTGGAATGTATTCAGATAAGTTTACTTCTTTTACCATTAAACCGTCCTCACTGTTCCTTTATACGGCAATTGTTGTAATTGTCCTGTAAAAACAAGTGCTAAATCAGCTTCACGGTTGTTCAGTTTCATCTTATCTACGTTTGCGATACCTGTAATGGTCAGTAGCTTGGCCATCAACTGCGAGCGATAGATTTTCATGCTGTAGGTGTTGACATCTGAGTATTGTGCCCAGTTCTTTCTCAAGTCTAAGAAATACTGGTCTAGAGTCTTGTCTACCATTTCTTTTACTTGATTTAGCTGAAATCCTGTCATCAACTCAATCTTAAACTCAATATCAATCGGGAACCGTGTCGCAGTCGTAACCGTCACACGATGATTGATAGGAGCGAGTCCAACGCCTTTTCCAGTATATTCTAGTGGATCCAGAACGTTTTGCACCTTCTTAATTGTCTCAGTAGATGCCAAGTTCAAGTCGTTGTCTAAAACAACCACTTTAACCGTTCCTGAGCCATTCCAAACTGGATAGACCTGAACTGCGCCAACACCGTCAATTTCACGGACACGCTGAACGTACTCGATGAAGTTACCGCCAAACGGCTTCTCATTGACGTAAATCAAGAAACGCTTCCGCAATTCATCGTCAGTTTCTTCATCTTGGCCAGATGTAACGATTTCCCCTAAGACAGCAGTGGCGAGGTTTCTGTAGTTCTCCAAGGGTAAGATATTGCCGTAGTAGCGGTTTCCGACAACACCAGTTGTCTCACACTCTACTTCATACTTACCAGCTACATCTGTCGCTCGAACCACTTTATAAATCAATGCAGTATCGTCAATTGTCGCAAAGCGAGAACCTAAAGCGATTTGTACGCCTTCTTTCCTCTCGTTTTTAAACTCCGCAAAGCGTACCGCTTTTTTTGACGGATAACGATGTAGACCGAACTCTTCAACCTTATAGTCTAGGTATTGGCCAATAGCAGTCTGTGGGAATGTATCTAGCAGTAGATTTTTTAACTGCAAATAAAAACCAGCTAACTCGTAACAAGCAGGCGCCAATGCGTCATAGATGATAGAACCTTCCCGTGTATCAATATTTTCATTGACACGAGAAAGAGCGTCATTCATCAGATAATCAAACGTATATTTTTCTAAGAAATCACCTATCATTAATCAGCGTCACCTCCTTTTCAACTTTAAATAAACCAGATATGGTATGGACTTCAAAGACACAAAGCAAGCTGTCCTTGGTTTGCTGCTCGATGAAGAAATTTTGGACACTTTTAATTCTTGTATCAACTAACAAGGCTTGAGAAATGGTCCTCTCAAGGTCAGCTTTTACAAAATCATAAGGTTTTCCAATCAAGCGCTCTAATTCTACTCCGTAGTTTGAAGAGTAGATGACCCACTCAAACCGTTCTGTAAGCAAAATCTTTTCAACTGCTTGTCTCATGGCTTCTAAGCCGTCAATATATCCGTGTATTCTGCCATTTTTCACTTGATAAGTGTAGGATGGCAAAACAACTTCTTCAATGTTTCGTATATCTACCATCTTCACTCCATCCTTTGTAAAACGTAGTATAATTGCCCGTTCTGGGCTTTAATCATTAAGACTTTGTCTCCTGCTTCAAGATCACGAAAAACAATCCACCTCTTATTGTCCCCTTCAGTATCTCCAGTACGTAGTTCTTTAACCATTGGACTTAGGACTAAAAAAGACTCAGGGATTTCAAGTTTATTATTAACCTTGATTGTTAAAGGAGAAACAGATGTGACAGAGCCAAAAACAATATCTGTTCTGTCCGTCCCGTCATCTACTCCTTGAGCCAAAAGGCGTGCTAACAACTCTCCTGCCATTATTCCAGCGTCCTCAATTCTAAATCCATTGTATGCACCTTGTCCCACTTATGGGTACATTTAGAGATGATGCCAAGACTGTTCTTCTTAATCCCTTCAGACTCTAAATCAGCAAAATCCAGTACAACACTGTTGCCTGCACTGATTCCAAGATGTCCTAAACAAGGAACTTTAAAAGTCTTTTTAGGATGATTCTTAGCTTTCAATAAGAGTTCAGCCTTTTGTTGAATCTGACTCTCATTCATCTTTTCATCCACTTTTTCGTGGTACTGCAACTTGCCCCAAAGAGCAACGTTTTTAGAGTCTTTCACAACGTAAACTTCACGCTTTTTACTCTGTTTGTTGTCTTTAGTCAGCTTCACATAGTTGAAACTATCATCGATAGAGCCTTCATAGTCAAAATCTGTCGCCACGCTATCATCTCCAATTACTAAGTCAGTAATCAGCGAATTTAAGGCTATATGCTCGACTGTACCAAAGTTATCCCTGATGATGTACCACATACCGCCATGAATCAATGTTAAGTCCAAGGCGTTCTGGATCATAGCAAAATAAGTTTTTTTATCCTCGATTTTCTCAGGACACGTCCAGTTACCTTCATCAATAACTTTGTACTCAAGTTCTGATATTTCGCAAATCTTACTAAAGATTTCATGACTCTTAGAGGCTTCAAACACGATTGTGTCAGTGTTTTTCAGATATCTCATTCTGTCATAAGCAGTAACCGACCATTTCTTAGCTGATTTCCGCTTTTTCTTGAAAACTTTTCCGTAAAAAATGCCCTTATCATCTACCTTGAAGCGAATAACATCCCCAAAGTTACAAGCAACCTGCGAGTCTATGATCATATCAAACTCAAGTTTTCCCGGCTGAAAATCAATGCTGGTTTCCCATTTGACACCTCCGACTAACTCAGTGATATCAAAGACTTTACCGTCATTCACATCTTGAATCAGAAATTCCATCATAGGACTTGCACCGAATCAGCAGTAACCCAACCACGCCAACCGCCATCCAGCATAGTAACGTGATAAGGATGCGACCCTTTCATATTGATATAATTGACAAGCCTAGTTGCGTTTGACTCAGTTTGACCAGGCCCTTCTCCGTAACTATCTCTATGCAGCTGCCCATTGACGAGCACCTTTGCACCAATAGTCACTTCTTTCTTAGTTGAGGGAGCTTGTTCTTTCTGAGGCTGACTAGCTTTCTTCTCTTCTGATACCTTCTTTTCGATTTTTACAAACCGAGCCTTGGCCATCTTGTACTCTTTGAAAGTGATGTCGTAGTAAACATCCTCATGGATACCAGCTTTTCTTTGCTGCTCAAAACTCTCAACTGTCGCGAGCATATTGATACCCACGCCAGAGATAATCAAGCGACAAGGTTCTTTCCCGTCCATGATTTTCTTTAAGAGTCGAACATAGGTTTCAGGCGTACCTGATTTATTAAGGACATAAGAGCGGAAAGTGTCTCTAGGGAAGAATGAAGTGAAAGTAACCTCAGAGAGTTTAGGAAAACTCATCTGGGTTATTTCTCCTAGCGCAATACTCGTTGTTGACTCGTTATTGGCGCTATTCTTCGTTTTCAGTTCCTCTGGATTTACAGGAAGTTGTGTGACCTGACCTTTGTACTCTACGAAAATACCAATCGCCATTTCTTTCTACCTCCTACGCAATTCCTAGGTCGCTATCGACCAAACCGACAATCTTTTCTTCAATTCTGTCAACCAAATCGTCGATATCCTGTTCAGTAGCGCTATTTTTAGACTCATATTTAACACTAACTTGAGGTGTTAGAACTTGGTAATCAATGATGTACTTACGTTCTGCAACATCACGCATCATCTTAATATCTTCGTCTTTCAGCTTGACTTCATCTTCAATCTTACCGACGTTTCCAATGTTCTTGCCTTTGCCTAGCTTGTCGCCAAGACCACCAGCACCACCAGAAGGAGCACCAGCCCCTGCAGGCGTTTGGTTCATTTGGTCAAATTTAGAAGCAAGTTCGTCTTGACCTTTCATCTTATCAGCGAAGCCTTGCATAGCATCACCAACGCCTTGACCAAAAGCCTTAGTACCATTAAAAGCATTGCCAGCAGTTGAGAAAGGATTTTTCATCCCATCCCACAAACTGCCTGGAGTCATCATGTTAGCGCGCATGCCGTCAAAAGATTCATAATCATCAGGAGCCTCTCCTGGAGTAAACATCGCACGAATACCATTGGCAAAACTACCGTCATTAGACATGTAGCCCATTTCACCAACCTCTCCTATTTTAGGAGCACCTGGGATTTTATTTATTGCTTTTATAATCCAGTTAATAGCCTTAATAGCCATGTTTGCACCGGCTATAAAAGCATTACCGATAGATTGTGCTACATTTACTACCCCATCAACAAACGAAGCAAAATAATCTAATACAGTTCGAACAAGATTATAAAATAACTTTCTGATGGAATATATCGGGTGCTTAAAAACATTTCTCAAAAACTCTGCAATTGCTACACCAATGTTGTAAATACCTATGAAGATGTTTACAATCGGTGCAATCATATACATAACAAGATTAATAACGAACATAATAATGTCATAAACTACCGTTCCGACAAAGACAAAGGCTGCAACAATAGCAGCTGCAACGTCTAAGAATGAAATCCCCATAGCGTTTAGAGCTGTAGCAATTAAGAGAGCGACGGTAATAATACCAATCATAACTAAATAGACTAACGCCCATGGAGCCTGTGCAATCATACCTGCTATAAATATAGCAATACCTACTATGGTAGCTACAGTTGCGACCATCATCAAAGCAGTGATTACAAAATTAGCGTGCTCTGTCACCCAGTCCCAGCCTTCAACAAAGAGATTAAAGAGCCACAGAGCTATCTGGCCAATCGCAAACATAGCGGTTTCTAAACCTGCCATGAAGTTTTGACCAGCGGTACTGTTAATAAACTCTTGCCATGCTTGAATTAAAGGCTGAAATGCGTATGAAGCTACGTTGCCAACCTGAGTCATCATATCAGCAAAAGTCATCGGCATTTTCGCAAATTCAGCATTTGTCTCAACTGCTGAACCAAGCAAGGCACTCTTAAGAATATCTCCTGTTAATTGGCCATCTTTAGCCATTCCCCTCAGTTGACCAACGCTGACACCAAGGTGTCTAGCTAGTTTTTGGGCAACAAGCGGAGCGTTCTCCATCATAGAGTTAAACTCATCGCCACGAAGAACCCCTGAAGCAAGCGCCTGTGTGATTTGAAGCGTCCCTACTTTTTGTTGCTCTAAACTAGCACCACCGATTTTATACAGCTTGTTCAACTGTTCAGCGAATGCAATAGCTTCATCATTACTTTTAAAGGCTTCTCCAGCTTGTGAGCGTAGTTTAGCCACTGAGTCTGCCATGATACCGAAGCCCGTCCTTGAGCGTTGTGCCGCTGCCATGATACTATCTTGAAGTTCTTGGCCTGTCTTAGATCCGTCTTCTATTGTCTTAAGCCTTGCCATGGTCTGAATATAATCATCGCCTGACTTAATCAGACCACTCATTAAATTAGCCATTTGCCTCAAGGCTTGAATAGCAACCATGAAATTCAAAGCGCGAGAAATAGAAGTCATTCGACCAAGCATGGATGTAGCAACACCTAAACCACCAACAAGAGGCCCAGCCGAAGGAAGTTTAGGAGCGATAGGTGTCGCCATTTTAGGCGCTACAGGGCTAGTGGCTTTGGGCGCAGTTAAATTCTTAGGCATATCTGCTTTGACTTTAATCGTTGCAGTCTGCGTCATCTTCTTGACACGTCTATCCAACTCGCTAAACTTTCCAATAGTTCGATCTATTGTGTTATTAATACTGTTCAATGAACTAGAAAATTTATCTTTAAGGGTTAGTGTTTGTGTTAATGTAGCCATCTTCTACCGTCTCCTCCTTCCTCTGCTTTTTCTTTCCATTTCTTTGTGTTCCTTTTCTTCTGCCTCTACTCGGATATCGATAAAGGCAAAAATCAAGGCTTTCTCACGTTTAGATAAGCTATCCAAAAAGGACGGAGTCCAGTTGAATTGATGCAAACAGTAGTAAGCATAACTCAACTCTGCGTCCCCGTCCTCTAGTCGTTTTTTGCTTCTTCGACAAGATCATTGATATCTTCATCAAATCCGTTAAGCGACTGGATTTCTTGCATTAAGGTAGCATATTCCCCAATCTTCAACATAGCTTTCAAGGTTGCTGCTTCATCCCCAACAGTACGATAAGACTCTTGTAGTTGAGCATCTTTTAAGTCTGGCGTAACAACGCAAGCAGACATTAAGGAGTCAATGTACTTATCGTTGTTGAACTCAGGAATAGCCACACCTTGACGGTTTTTCTTCTTGATTGTTGCACGTTTCTTCAACATATCGTTTAGACTTTCGTCAATACTACGAATGACAAAAGGAGATTTGAAACGCTTAAGGTGTACTTCCTTTGTTTCTTCCTGCTGAACGTTTTCTAGTAAAAAGTCTGAAATTGCCATTTATTTATCCTCTTTCTAACCTAATTTAGGCGCATTAAATTTTTCCAAGATATCTACATCTTCAAAAGTAAAGTTGACTTCTTCTTCCAAGAAATCTTCCTCAACTTTTAGTTGACCCATCACAACTTCATCAAGGTTACATTCACGCAAGATTGTTGTTTGACGACCGATTGAACTTGTCGCATCGTCATTGGTCACTTGGATATCAAAGAATGTATCACGACCATTCTTCATGTAGTCCAACATCATTTCCTTGAATGTTGAAGTGACACCGTAAATGGTCATCTTACCTTCACCCTTGAAACCAGTCGCCTTCACTTGCGTACCACGTTTGTTAAGGGTGCGGACTTCTTCTTTGTTTTTCTTAACTGTTGCTTCAAGTTCCTTGATATAGAACATGAACTCATTTTTTCCGTCGATGTGAATAAAAGCGGTACCTTCCTGACCGCTGATTACGTCACGACCTTTTAAAAAAGCCATACTATCTCCTTTCCTACTCTACTGTAACTGTCATGTACAGTTTTTCCATACTGTCTACTGGTTTCACTTTGACGTTAACCACTACAGACTCTTTCAACTCACCACGTAGCACCTCGATGTCTTCCACTTTGAAGTCTTCAATAGCACCACGAGCTTCAAGGTCTTTGAAATAGCGAATACGGTTCGCTTTGAACGCTTGACGTCCATCTTCGTTGTTGCTCACCTTTCCAAGGAAATACTCAGAGAAAGCATAACGAGTATCGTTCACGATATCGTCCAAGGTACGCAAGATACGGTTCTTACGGAAGTCTTGGTTCTTCTCAATCGTGAAGCTGACGTGTGAGTTGATATCTTGTTCAACTACTGCACGACCACGACGAGCAGTAAAGACAAATTGCCCTTTCAAGAGCGCATCTTCTGTCTCTGTGTGGCTCAAACGCCCCACAACATCAACAGAGTCTTCGTACTTCTCATAAGTCAATGATTTCTCAACGCCAGCATTTGCGCTTGCTGCTGCAACCCATACAGTCGCTTTCGTCTTATCAATAACTGTCTTATCAGACAAGATAACACCGTTTTTAACGTTAATAACTGCTTCACTGTCTGCGTCAGAGTCCGCAACAACCAATTGAGCGCCTAGTCCTTCATCTTCACGCATACGTTTGATGAAGTTGATAGCTGCCTTCTTGATAGAAGCATCTTCTACTGGCAAGGCCATATAGTTAAATTCAACTGTTTCAAGTGCCTTGAAGTATTCTGAGTAGTCTTGAGTTGAGACTGCACCATCAGTACCGCCAGTTAATTTAGCGCCAGCCACTGCTTGCAGTACTCCTGTTCCTGAAAACTCAACTAAATCATTGTTTTTCAAATCAGCCAAGACTTTTACAGTTTGCGAGTCCATAACAACAGTATCAAGGAATATGACAACATCAAATGAACTTGGGTCATCTACGTTTGTTTTGACCGTTACTGTGATATCATTCCCACGGACACCGCTATATTTAGCTTGAGCCGTTACGTTGTCTGAAAGGCTTACGTTTGCCTTTTCGCCCGTATTTAGACGATAAAGCAAGACTTCACTAACACGTTTGAATGCTTCATTCAGCAACAAGAGTTGTGGGCTTTCTTGCTCATAACCTAGCTTCTTAAATAGATCTTCACCACGTCGGATTTTCATCAATTTCTTTGATTGACCGAAGCTGAGTGCTAGCGGTACTGTTACGACACCGTCACCACCAAGGCGAGTCATTGCAATGTCTTTTGATTTGACGTTGATGTAAGCACCTGGTCTTACTTTATTTTGGCGTTTCCAAATTCCACCTGCCATTAGTTAATCTTCCTTCCTAGTTCGTATTCTAGTTTTGCTCTTGCTTCTTCCAAGCTATAAGACTCTTCTGGATCTAAAATAGCCCCCAAGATGTCTTTTTCTCCGTTGGTAAAAGCGCTACTTTCCAAAATGTCCGCAGTAGGGAACACAATTCCGTCTACATTATCCATCTTTTACCTCTTCTTTCACTTTCAATTCACGTTGTTTGATATCTTCCTCTTCTAACTTCAAGCGTGTGCTTGCGTTAAAAATACAGTGCAGAACGTTGTCAACCACTTCATACTGACGGTCAAATAAATGAATCGTCGGCAAGTGTAAGAGTTTATAACTCAATTCTTCCTGCATTGCTAAACACTCGCTACGCTTTTTCTTAGAAGGAAAATAAGACAAATCCACTTTAGAACGTACTTTCACATACTTATTGGCCTCTGGAGTGTACTTAGTATCAACCACATGGATAAAAAAACAAGGCTCTTTAAAACCTTGCTCTACTTCATCCAGATAAATCCTGATGTCAGGATATAACCCCTTGATGTGACTAACTAACTCCTCGACTAACCGAAAGCCTTTATTTGCCATTTCCTAACACTACCTTTCTCATAAAGCCATCATACTTATCACGGACACGCTTTTCCATATCGCTTTTAGTATCTTCAACCGTTTTATGAAGGAAAAACTGCCCTGGAACAAAGCCACCATTAACCGTCTTATGCCCGTACTCAACGTGTGGGGCATAGTAGACCTTGTTATAAACTTTCTGCTTATAAGTCCGTCCAGATACTTCAATACGGCTTTTAGACCAGCCTTTTTGCAAAGTTCCGCCTTGTTTGCCATGAGCGCTTGCCCAAAATTTGACGTGTTTGCCATCTTTGGTTGTGAACTCCACCCAATGATCCGTATAAACACCAACAGGCGTTCTCTCTTTCACTTTGGATTTTAGTTCTGTGCCTTCGTAATTCAAGGTCTGTCTCATAAATAGGTCTACTTTCGCATGGTTCGTACTCCTGTTGAAGTTGTTAGCAAACTTAGCGAAACTACGATAATCAAAACTGCCACTCATGACTTGCCCTCTAGCTTTATAGCAATTTCTTGATGTGACCAATACTGACTAATAGGCACATTAGACCGTGTAAACACTTTAACGTGCCCATTTCTATCAGTCACCTCAATCTTGCAACCTGCAGGAATATCATAGACAACTGAGCAAAAGAGTTTCATATCATAGCCGTTAGCTTGATAGTCGCTCCCGTTCGTTGAACTATTGCTCATTTGTGAAATCCTACAGGGAATGTCCTCTAATAGCACGCTTTCTGACATACTGGTCAAACCGTCTATCTCTTGCTCTGTATAATCTTTAACCGTCATTTTACAGTCATACAAGCAATCAAAGACTGTCTTAGCATATTCGGTCATAGTAGTTTCCTAAAACGATTCAACTGACGCTTGTAGCGCTCAAGTGATGACGGCACTTGTTTCATTCGTTGAATCATTTCATAAGGACTAACCTTTTCGATTGTCGTATCACCCATTTTGATACTCTTAACCGAAAAGTCGTCTGCGTCAGCTTTTTCAGCAAGCACACTTTGCTCCTTGACCTTGTCCAGTAAGTCGTTGGTCATGTCTATCCATACGTTCTCTAAACGTCCAGGCACACTGTCTTGGTGAATATAATTCAAAATCTCGTTTTCTGCTTGGGTCAAAGCGTAGTGAAGAACTTCCATATCTTTGAAATAATTATCCTGACGCATTTTCCGAACGCATGAGATCAAGTACATTGTGTTGTCTTGTTTCAATTCTTGAATCATATTCTGTTACCCAATCTATTTGCCAATTTTGTGTTTCAGAGCGATAATACCGATGTTCTTAGGCTCGTAAACACGTTGCCAGTTCTTGAATTTAGCCAAGTCAGCGTTTGATGGAGTGATGTTTCCTTCAGTAACTTCTGCGCCAGTCCATTTCACACCGTAAGGGTGCATCACAAGGGCACGACGAGTGTAAATCATGTCGTTGCCTTTAGCTGCTTCACGAGAAGTTTCAAACGTAGTCAATCCTGATGGATTTCCTGTATTGAGACCGATTGAACCAGTACGGAAAAGGTATGATGTATAAACATCTCCTGTTGGTGCAATACCATCATCGATAATGACACGGTAACCAAGGTAGGTTGGAATGTTGATAGTCGCAGTGGTTGGCTGGATGTATTGAATCAAGTTATCTTTTTGTAGTTTAGTGTAAACCGCAGAGTGCATAGCAATAGCAGTAACTTGATCAGCAGAATCTCCAAGCAATTGTTTAGCGTCAAGTACCATAGCTGCATCGATACCAGTAGATGCTTTGGATTGGTCTGATACGTGAGTTTCTTCAAGAGCACCTTTCTCACCACCTGTTCCAGTCGCGAAGATACCATTCAAGGTAGCAATCAAGGCTTTTTGGTCTTCACGCAACCAATAAGCACCGATACGGTTCAAGATAGCACGTACTGGGTCAGAACCAGCTACAATACCAGTCAATTCGTTGGCAGCCCAACCACGTCCACGATAAAGAACGCAGGCAATGTCTGCTCCAGCAGTGATTTTCCCAGTTTCTAGGGCTTTATCGCCATTTCCGAGAACCTCAGAATCTCCAGTAAGATCATTCCAGAAAGGCATGTTGACCAACAGACCACCAGATGTAATGTTTTTAGAGACACGTTCGTCTGATACTGCGATACCACTTTGAACGAAAGCAGATTTAGCAGCAGTGTACTGTTGCATGTATGCATTGTACTGTTGAGGTGTAATCGTGTCTATAATTTTTGTAAGTTCATTAGCCATTAGTTATTTTCTCCTTGTTGTTGTAAAAATTGAGTTAGGTTGAAGTCAGGATTGCTCATAGCAGTTTCCCAATTCCCTAAATTAGCACCTTGCCCATCGCCTTGATTTGGCGTATATTGGGCTTGTTTCTCCCCGTTAAAGAGATATGGACTTTTAGCACGCTGAGCTTCGATTTGCTCAGTCAAGCCAATCAATTTGCCATCTTTTACAGAGATTTCGTCTTTGTTTAAGATTTTTCCAAAAATTTCTGCGTCTCGAACGCCAGCTTTTGTCAATTCAGCATCGATTAAGCGAGATTTATTCTCATCTGCTAGTTTCATCTCAAGCGCTTCTGTATCTTGTTTGTACTTAGCTTGTAAGTCCTCTAGCTTTTGCTGAATATCTTCAACATCTGCGCCTTTTTTCTTCAAATCATTCAAGTCTTTATCACGTTGTGTCAGCTGTCCACGCACGCTCTCCAATTCGCTTTCTTTACTTGCTACATCATCCTTAAGTTTTTGGACAGAAGCACCATACAAAGCGAAGACTTGAGAAATTTGGTCTTCAGTTAAGCCGATGTTTGCCAGTTGTTCTTTTTTCATTTTGAAAATCCTTTCCTCTACGCTAGGCTTTTTAGGTGTTCTCCATCACCAGTCGCTCCGCTTTTGTTAGGACTACGGACTTGTCCAATAGTTGAACCTTTTAACGCCATGTTCAGGGCGAAAAGAAAACCGCCTCGATTTCGATGCGGTTAGGTTTTAAAGATTAATTTCTTCAATTTTTGCACGTTGTTCTAGAATTTTTAAATAATTCCACATGGTTGAACGCTGACTTTTTAACAAATCAATGGAGCATTTAGGTTGAAACTCTATCTGTCCTTTTTCGTATAAACTAATCATCCTGTCCAACTTTTGGAATCGTTCTCTCAATTCGTAGTATTCTTTTCTAAATCTTTCTTTCCAATTTTCCATATCTTCGCTCCTTTCTAAGCGTAAGAAAAGCATTTAGATTGCTCCAGGTGCTTATTTATCTAATCGGTAAACCTTTTGCATACGCTTCTTTGGCCTCTGCAAGTGTCATTTTATTAGGACCACCATCAATATTTATAATGCCTGTATTTTGCCAATGGCAGACATCACAGATATCATAGTCCATAACTTCGGTCCCACAAACAGGGCAATGAAGCCATAAATATCCATCAATTTCCCAAGTCTTTTGCGATTTCTCCATCGTAATACTCCCTTCCTAAGTCTGGTTTAAACATTGTATTTATTTTATGTACTTTAGGATTACCTAAAACATAGATATTGTTATCGATATCATAGCGCACTCGTCTAAGTTCCGTCTGATAACCCAATATCTTGTCCGATGTCGGTTTTGATAACAAATCAGATGCCATTTTTTGGTATTCTTCAATGGTTATATCGCCGAACTCTTTCCTATGACCTTTGAAATGTCCATTTAAAGATTTCTCGGTAGGAAACTTGGACTTTGTCCATCTGATACGGTCTTTTAGTTCCTTGTATCCCTCAACATCATTATACTTCAAATCATAGAAGCCTGCAAATGTTTTGGGCATATTTTGAGAGCCTAAAACCTGCCTATAAGCTATGAACTGCTCCTTGGTTCTGCGGACTCTATCCTTTTCCAATCGTTCAGCTTGTAGCTTGTCTTTGATAACAGTCTGGCCATACTTATCAAGTTGCTGCTTTCGCCAGTCCTTGAAGGTCTGACCGCTTTCAACCTCATAGCCTTTTCCTGTCTCAATATCTCTTGCATAGCGTTTCCCGCCTTTTTCTAAGGCAGGAACCGTCGTACATCGACAGTGAGGGTGCATAGTAGGATAATTCACGCCCTTTTCTGCATCCTTAACAAGAAATACCTTACCGTCTAACTCGCCACAAATAGGGCATGTGTGAACCTCTAAGGTCGCCAGATACCTGTACTTCTTGATATTGTCGTCTTGGTATTCATCCAGCGTTGCCTGAGCCTGAATGCCGTTCGTTTCCGTCTGTAAAACCGTCACTGCACGATTACGAGCACGTTCGAACTCAATGGCTAGAAGCTTACTGGACTGGTCTATCGGATAGCCTCGGTTTAAATCGTTGGTTACAAGCGATTCTACTCGACTAACCAGTTCGTCCATATTGCTACCCCAAACACGCTCAGAGAACCGCTTGCCTTTAAAGTTTTCGTTGATTGCCTTTTGAAGATACTCTTCTTCTAGACGCTCAGGCTTGAAATTCGGTTCTTTTTTGGTTTGTTTATGGTAGTTGTAAGCACGATTTAAGTAGGTTTCTTGGTAGGTTTGCTTGAGATGTGTTTCTATTCGCTTGTTGATTTTTCCAGTCATTTTAGCGATATCCATCTCAACACCAGCAAACAAGGCATCTGCATTTGTTTTGACCTTTATTGACCTTGACCACTCTGTTAAATCAGGATGTTTCTTAACAAAGCCAGCAATCTCTTGCTTGGTTTTTAATTGGTCAGTCTTAGTCAGAGATAACAAATAAAATGGCAATATATCACTACGATTTTTAGACACTCTCTCAAACGCCTCTAAACGCCCTGTAATGCGTTTTAGTGTTCGGTGATATAAATTATCGATGTAGTCTATTATCTCGCTGAGGTCGTCAATCTGAGCCAGCTCATACAGCAATCTGTCTTTCTCTTCTCGGTTGAGGTCGTCAAGGGATTCGATAAAGGCAATTTTCTCTTCTTTATTCAGTTTCCGACTCATGCTCTACCTCTTCCATGTCGTAGAGTTTTTCAGATTGTTCCTCTTGGTCAGCTTTCTGCAAGCGCAGTTCATCCTGCCAATCTTCTACAATTGGATTTGATTTAGCTACGTTCTCTCTTGATGTGATAGTTGCAAGAGTAGAAACTACTTGAGCCATTTCTGTATCGTTATTGATTGAGTTCCGTGTCCATGTTTGCTTGATTTTGAGTTTATCGGATAACCCTAGATGTTTCAAAATCATTTTAACGAGTGTGGCATATCCGCTTCTAAACTGAGTTTCCATGTTGCCAGCTTTTAACTCTAAGAGCGAGTATAGAAACTTCAGAGCAACACCTGAACTGTTCCCCAGCTTATCTGTTTCAGGGTTGACCCCTTGGCCACTGATAAAGATTTGTTTCTTAGTCCGCTCTAAAATCAGATTTCTTGCTTCGGTTGGAATGTCAATCGCAATGGTTGTAACTCCTGACTGGTCTCCCATACCGTCGTTGTCCATCTTAATCATCTTGTAGCGTTTCAAATCTTCTAGAAACTCTTGCTTGTCCTGCCCACCGTAGTTTGTAAGAACAAATATAACCTCTTGAACATCGTCTGTATCATTGACAAATCCACTAAAGACCTTGTCGTAAACATCAACTAGGTCTTTGATTGGCTTCAAGTCGTTGGTCTCAATTTCGTTATTCTTGAACGGAATAAAAGGAACAAGGCCAAAATCATGCTTGAAGCTATCGTCACTAGATCGGTCGCCATTCATAGTATCGACCAAAAAGATTGCTTGGAATGTCTCTAATTCTTCCAGCGGCTTATTTTCTTCGTGACGATAGAAAGAGCACTCTTTGTCGTTCCAGTATTCGTAAACAGTGTAATTCTTACCATCTGTTTCATCTGTGCTAGAGTAAACTCGCAGTACCCCAATCAACTTCTTATCCAAAGACTTTGAGTAGATTGGTATTACTTCTTTTGAGTCCACACAAGCATATCTAAACGAATTGTCACTAGCGTCTTTCCAAACGTGAAGCCAAGCGATACCAGCATTTCCTGCATTCACACAAAGCTGCTTACTGATACGTTCATAATCATCTCCTAAGACGTCTACAATCTTCTCATTAACGCTTTTATCGTCCACATCAAATGTAGGCGGATAGGTCAACGCATAAGCCTTTTTCTGGTCAAGCAATAACTGGTGCCAGTTGTGACTAATACGGTTGTCAGCATTACGAAATGCATTATCTTCTGCTTTTGCTTCGTTCTCTGCGCCTTTCTTATCGGCAGGCTTACGCTTTCGTTTAATATCATTCTCGTTACGATAGTATTTCTCGGCTTCAGCTGCTTGTGAGACAAACTCTATGTGCTTAACCATCTGCGACGAGATTATTTTTCTAATTACTTCTATTTCCAAACAGTCATACCTCCTGACTTGAATAATATTGTATAGCAGAAATAACGCAGGGCGTCCATTGCGTGGTCGAATTGCTTGATAGGCTTGTCCTCGCCATTCGCAGAGGCTTTCTCGTCCCAAACATAAGCATGGAACTCTTTCAGCGTATTCACACAACTCTCATGTACTGCTATTTTCTCTTGGCCTAGCATAGAACCAACAAAACGAATGCCTTCAAGGACGTTGTTTCTAGCTTTTTTGATTTTATATCCTCTCTTCTTCAATTCAGCAATGAATGAAGCTGCAGACGGATCAATAATGATTCGTTCGATGTTCGTATCTCCTAGCCAACCAGTTAAATCATCAGCGTACTCAGCATTGGTTTTCTGTACGTTCTCGTCACGACCTGAGTAATAATATTCCCTTGTTAAGTAATACTTACCATTGATATCTTTTTCCCACAAAAGAAAAACAGTCGCATTTTGCGTACCGTAGTCGACCGAAACATATTTGCCCAGCTTACTCATTTCTGGCAAGGTTGATACAACATGCTTATCCTTACTGAACATATCGTAGACAATACCTTCTGCAACCGTCCAAAGACCTTGGATGTATCGCTGATAGAAAACACCTTGATATTGACTTCTATAACGCTTCTTGATGTTCTCTGAAAGAGAAAGGTTGTCATCCATATCAAAATGCAGATAAAGCATATTCTTTGTTTCTGCTTTGTCTATCCAGTTGACTTTAAACCAATGATAAGGCCCGTCTGGGTTGCAGTTGAACCACCACTTGGAACCTGTCACAGAGCACCGCCCTGTGCCCTGGTTAACAAAGGACTCAGGCATAAGCGCTACTTCATCGAAAAAGATACCTGCCAGCGTTAAACCTTGAATAAGATCCTGTGAACTTTCGTCCTTACCACCAAAGATATAAAAATCATTCGACACGTCGCCTTTTGAGATTTCTATCAAGTTATCCGTCCGATGATAGACGTAGCTAAAACCTCTTGACTGTATCATAACCAACAACAGTTTCAGGACGTTACGATTGAAAGAGCCGATTGTCTTTCCGCACATCGCAAAGTTCTGATGGTTGAATGATGTCATCGCCCAGATAACAAAAGCTAGACTCATAGAGACAGTCTTGCCAGAACGGATAGCACCATCAGCAATAATGCCTTCTGACTCATGAACTGGAGAGTTCCAAAGCCACCAAGTTAGCACTTTCTTCTGCTTTTTGCTAAAAGGTTGAAATTTGAATGTATTGGTTTGCATTCTTAATCTAGCCAAGTTTCTTCAACCACCCCTTCTAGAGATTTAATAAAGCCATCGTCTTTAACGTCAACTTCTGATGTTCCTATCTGTTTTCTAAGCTTCTCATTTCCTAGCTTGAGCGCTTCAATGCGTTCTTTTTGCTCTCTCTTATCAAGTGAGTCTTTCGCATCTGTCGTGGTTAACTTGCTGATTTGTTCAAATGCTCTAACGTTACCTTTCATAGCTTTCTGCATCATAACCATTGCAAGAGCCATTTCGTTAGTTGTGTCAAACCCCATATCTTCAAGTTGCTTCTTAACACTTGGACTTGCTACATCTGCTTGCAGAATCGTTTCAAAAGCCTTTTTTAAGTTTGCTTTTTTTCTTCTAGCTTTACCAGAGGCCACTCCTGCTTTTTTTGCATTTTCTCGGCGTTCGCTCGGAGTTCGTTCTGAATTTTTTATCAAGTTTTGCTCATTAGCCATCGCCTCACTTCCTTATCAAAAAAATAAATTTAACTTACTTTTTCAGCGGTAAGTCCAGTCTCTTCTTCCCAACGTTTAATCGTCCGCTCTACATACACGGGATCTAGTTCCATTGCATAGCAAACTCTTTCAGAACGTTCACACACCATTAATGTGGAACCTCCGCCATTAAAGCTATCTAGTATCTTGTCGCCTTTTTTACTGGAGTTCAAAACACATCTAGCAATCAACTTCAAAGGCTTCATCGTCGGATGGATATCGTTTCTAACAGGTTTATCCTCGTAAAAGACAGTCGTCGGAGATGTATCCTGCATGGTCTTGATGTAAGAAATCAATTCGCTTTTTGTCATTTCTTTTAGATTTTCTTCATCTTCTTCAATGACAGTAGCTAGTGAGCGATTGTCCACAAAATAGTGACTCGCTCCGTCTTTCCAACCGTATAGGCAGGGCTCATGCTTCCATTGATAGTCCTGACGACCTAACACAATAGCATTCTTTACCCAGATAATGGACTGCTTCAGTAACCAACCTGTCTCTTTTACTGCAGCTCTAAAATTCAAACCTTCCGAATCTGCATGCCAGATATAGAACGCTCCCTCTGGTTTTAAGTGATTGTTTGCAACCGCAAATGCATCTCTTAGGAATTGTCTGAAACTAACATCATCCATGCTATCGTTCATGATTGTCATAGCTTCATCAGTTCCTCCTTGATAGGCCACGTTATAGGGTGGGTCTGTAACATATAGATCTATCACTGCGCCATCAATTAACTGTGCCATATCCTCAGCAGATGTGCTGTCACCACACATTAAGCGGTGTCGTCCTAGCTGATAAATATCTCCATATTCTACTTTCGGCTTCTCTTCGGAATCGATATCGACTTCTTCTCCCGTCTCTTTTTCATCTTCTTCAAAATCATCTAAAGAAAAGTCAATATCTTCGAACCCAAACATCGTCATATCAAAACCAGTAAGTTCATCTAATTCGCTATAAAGTAGTTCAACGTCCCAATCAGCAAGCTCCCCTGTCTTATTATCAGCAAGTCTAAATGCCTTAATCTGTTCCTCTGTCAAATCATCTGCAATAAGAACTGGCACAGTTTTTAGCTTTAAAAACTTCGCTGCCTTAAACCTTGTATGTCCGTTTACGATTTCTCCATCAATCGTTGCGACAATCGGAACCTTAAAACCGAATTCCTTTATAGAATTGGCCACTGCTTCAACTGCTTGTTCATTGTTCCTAGGGTTCTTTTCGTAAGGTCTTAGCCATTCAATCGGCTTATCAACAATCTTCACTGTTTCCCTCCTCCAAAAACCAAAAAACACACATCAAAAAGATATGTGTTTCTCGGGTTATATAGTCTTTGACTTTGTTTTTTACAGCCAATTCTGTAAAAATTGGAACGGCAGGACTCGAACCTGCCTACGTTTCAGACCCTTTATAGTCATATCGCTCCACCAACTGAGCTACGTTCCAACTGCAAGACGACTACTACCTTGCGTGTTAATTAGTAATAAATTTGAAAGTTTTCCTTTTTTTATTTTTTTGTAGTCTTTACAACCTCTGAGGGGATCAAACCCTCTAGCTTATAACTTACCTAGGATATAAGTAGCTACGCAACCATGCGAGGTTCGGTCGCTGCTGCAACCATTTTTAAGTTAATGAGTGATATATGAATGCTAAGCCTACTGCCTACCCCATTCTGGGACACAAACACTCAAAGGAGAGTGTGGGATTTGAACCCACGGACCGCACATAGGCGACCACCCGTCTAGCAAACGGGCGCATTCAACCTGACTCTGCCAACTCTCCATGTCAGGGAAGGCTTACTGCCTTACCCTTAATTCTTGATGATACTATAATAGCACGATTGTTAGACCAGTGCGTTTCAACCTAGTTCACATTAGTTCGCTTTTATCAACTACAACACCCAATTCACGGATTGCATCTTTCTTCTTTTTGTAAAAAGTGGTCTTGCTGCATCGTAAAAATTCAATCATATCATACACGTTTGCTTTCTGAATATACACCATCCTTAGAATTGTTCGACTTGCAGGCTTAGGCATTTTATCAATCAATTTACTGAGCTTAATTCTCCGCTGGATAGCTTCGGCAGTTGCTTGCTTCATGTACTCTTTCAAGGAATCTTGCATGCTAAAAATATCAATGTAACGTTCATCTAATCGAACCTTCTGACCACCTTGAACCTTATCCATGCTCATTTTAGGACTAGAAAGCAAACTAGCTTCAAGATTAGCAAGCTCGTCTATTCGACTCTGTATCTCTTCATCCAAATTCTGTAGTTCATCAAGTAACTCTTTAGCCTTGTTCACTCTCTATCTCCTTTTGTGGTATAATAGTCTTTACGATAACTATTAGCTGAGACAGAGAGTGTCTTGGCTTTTTTTAAATTATTTTCCCATCAAAAACTAGTGTTATTGTACCTGTACCATCTTTGTGTTTAGAAGTCAGCGCACGACAATCTGAGCCCAATTCAACGCCCTCAACTGTGATGCTATGCTTTATTTTGTCAACGTTGATGATGGATCCATTTGATGTCTTAATTCTCATGTTCCATCTCCTCAATCAACCAATCAAGGTTCTTTCTGGCTTTCTTCAGGTCTTCAAGACCGTTTTTCTTCTGGAATCGCAGTTGATACTTCAAGGCATTTC